GTTGGAAATTTAAATTCACTCATAGTCTTTATTTGGTTAAAACGTTTTTATCAGTTATAAATATTAAAAAGGAAAGTTCTTAAAACGATTATTAATTATTTATTTATTTTATTTTCAAACTTATCAAATCTTGAATCTATATGTCTATATAGTTCATCAATTTGATTTTGGCAATCTAATCGCAAGTCATTCACATTATTATAATGATCTTTGCCTATTTCATCCATAGCTAAATAAGCTTTATCTACAGATTGGTTAATATCTTTTACTTTGGCTTTCACCTTAAATACCCCTATCGAAGCATACCCTACTAAGAATACACCTACTGTGGATAGGACACCTAAAACAAATTCTAAATTTTCCATATTTTGTTCTTTTTTAAATGTTAAAGAACTTTCCGTCTAATAATAATGACCAATATACAAAAAAGCTTGACCGAAGCCAAGCTATTTTTAATAAGTTATGTAATTGTTTTTTAGAAATTCAAAATACAATAATCTGGTTGAACTGTTAATTGTAATTCTACCGCAGCACTTTCATTATCCCAGTTATAATCTCCGAAGTTAGCTTCAGTAATCATAGCTCCTTTGATAATCCATTCTGAAACGATATCTCCTACAGGTCCTAACACGTTCATAGTTAAATCTTTCTTATAGAAATCACTATACCCGTCTCTACCTGTTACTGATTCATGGTGTAATCTAACCCATTCCATACATGCTTGTGCACCACTTGGAGTAATTGGATCAAATAACGTCATTTGAATTGTGTTCCAAAGTGTTTTACCTTTAACGTATCTTGCAACGTTAATATGGTTCAACTGAACTGTACCTTGAGTTAATGAAACAGCTCCCATACCTTTAATTTGGTATGAAGGGATTCCATCTACATACAATATAAACCTGTTTTGTTGTTTTGGTTCAAATGCTGTATAAAATATTTCGTTTGGGTCTAATACTGCCATTGTTTATATAATTTTATTATAAATATTTATAATTATTGTTTTTATTCAGGAAATGTTGCTCCAGTTGGTAAAACATTGAAATCTAGAATAATGAATTCAGCTGTTTTAGTTGGTTGTAAATAAATTTGACCTACTAGCTCATTTCTATCTATCACATCTGGTGTATTGTTTGTAGCATCCATTACTACTTTAAAAGCATATAATCCTTGTCTTTGTTGTACTGATTCTAAGTATGGGTTTACATTTGCTAAGAAATTATTTCTTGTAGCATTTGTATTTTGTTCAAATACTAAGTTATCTGATACTTGTGTGATATATCCTTTAAGTGCAATTAATAATCTACGTACATTTACTCTATCTAAAGCACTTGCTCTTTTCTGTAATGTTTTTTGTCCAAATACTACAACTCCACTTCCTGGGAATGTTGCTATTGGGTTAACATTTGCTTCATATAAAGTATCTCTGTTACCTGATGTTAATTTTCTTTCTGCTCTTACTACACTTCCTAAAGCTCCTCTAAGTAAACCTGCTGGTGCGAACCATGGGTCTGATGAAGCATCTGTAAATGCGTATACCGCAGGGATATATGTTGAAGCGGGTGCCCAAACTGTTTGTCCAGTTGATGCATCTACCGTTTGTAACCACGGCCAATATGTTGCGGCATATGAGCTATCATAAGCACTTGCTTGTGTTGTAACTGTGTTGATTGACGCATTATATGCTACAATATCAATTACTGCTATACAATCAGTTCTACCTTGTGCTAATGTTACTAAACCAGTTGTTTGTGCTGCGTGATCTTGTGAATTTAATCCTGGAGCTGTTATTACATTAAACTGATAATCATCTGAGTTGCTAAGTAAGTTAATAGACTGTGTATAATCGTTTGCTCCAATACCTTGTATGTTTGATGCATTAATGTTTTCATTAAATAATGCAGTTCCATTTTCAAAGTTTTTACCTGTAGCATTATCAAATGATCCAGAGCTAATTTTTGGTAAACTACCAGTAAATTCAATTTTTGCTTCTCCATTATTGTCAAAATAAGAAGGTGTTGGTAAACCTACTTCTGAGACATAAACATAAGCACTTCTTCGTGGGAAGTTACCATTTGTTTTTACAAAGAAATCTGTACCATCTTGTTCTACCGTTTCATATGTGTCACCTATTACTTTTGAAATATAATTAGATGCTTGAGGGTCTAAAGATATATTATTATATGTCTCTAATATAGCTTTTTGTGTTTGAGTATCATTTCCTCTTCTTATTAACAATGAAAATTGTCCAGAAGCGGTATTTACAGAAGCTATTTCCCATCTAAGGTTATTTGCGGACCCACTATCTAATGTACCATTTGCCGAATCTATTGCTTGGTAATTATTCATTATTTCACCTTCAGATATGGTTTTAATTACAAAAGAAGATGTAGTTATTAAATCATCTGCTACTAGTTTATATTCTAAATTAGTTCCTCCGGGTTTTGTAGCACCTATAGATTCTGATGGGAAATTAATTGTATTTCCTACTATATATCCTACTCCTGGAGTTGTGATTGTAATATTTGTTACAGACGAGGTTACTGATGATGCTAACTGTGTCGCAAGTGTTATACTAGCTACTGCACCACTACCATTTCCACCTAAAACTGGTACATTTAATATTTCAGTTCCTCCAGTACTACCTGTAATATTTAGGTTATTTCCATTATAAATTGAAGTTAATAATTGATTTGCACCTCCAACTAATGCACCTGATGTTAAAGTACTACCTATAGAGCTTGATGCTTCAGAGAAAGAACCTGTAACAACACGTGTTACTAATAATGATTGTCCTCCTTGGGCAAAATAATTTCTTGCTGAAATAGAGTTTAAATAGGTGTATTGTTGTGATCCACTTTCTATTTGTCCCCCAAATATTGCTTCGTATTGGGAAAAAGTAGAAACTCCTACTGGAATACCAACAGGTCCCATTACTGCAGGTCCTATAATAGCTGCACCATAAGTAACAGGTCTAGCCCCAATAAAGGATGAATCATTTTCTCTTGTTAATACACCGGGAGATATTAATGTTGTCTCTGCCATTGTCTATAATTTATTTATTTTTATTTTATTATAAATATTGAAAAATATTTCAAAAATTTATTCTTTTGGAGTAAAGTCTCCGTCTTCTAAATTTATATTACCTTCACCATACTTATCTTGTAATTGCTTACCAGTTTTTGTTTGGTTTTTTTGAAGTGTTTGAAATTCTTTTAATACTTCTTCTTTTTGAGTTTTTAAAGCATCGAATTGTAATTCTATACTTCCTAATACTGAAAGAACTTCATTTGTTTTAATTTGATAATCCTTTAATGTTTGTAACTCTTTTTCTGATAACTTTTTACTTTTCATAATTAATTTTGTTTAATGATAAATATGTAAAGGATATTTAAAAGTCGATATCCTCAATATTATTTGTAGTTTCTGTTGTTATAGTAACTTTAGCTTTTGAATTATAAACTTTAGTAGCATTTAATTCTTTTTGTATTGTATCTGGAAGTATGTATCCTCTTAGTCTAATGTTAAAAGTACCAGTAACTAATCTATCTTTACCTTGAGTTAATTCAGTTGCTGTTGTAAAAGAATCTATAAAAGCTCTAAATTGAAATCTTTCAGGATTACCCCAGTAAGCATCAGAAGCGTACTCACATGATTCTATTATTTTATTTAACTGTTCCATATAATAAGTTTGGATAATACAGCTATATTCCATTGTAACATAATCGGGTTGTGCTACTATATGGAATTTTTCAACTGGTTTTCTATTATTTAAAGTACCAAAATTACTATAAAAGTTTTTTGAACTAAATTCCTTAGACCATTGACCATACAAATTAGGCATATTAGCATCTAGTTTATTAGCTACTGTTCTATCTTTAGTTATTGTATCCCTTTTTATTACTAAAATAGGAAGCATAATTGCTCCACTTTTATCTCTGTAGTACCCATCACGTTGAAATGATTTCCATCTTTCAGGTGCACCATATATTACAGGTACTTCTCTTCGCTCACCATTTTGATAAACAAAGGGTCTAATTACATTTTGAAAATAATAAAATACTGCTTCATCAATATCTTTAATACCAACTGAGTATTGTTTGGTAGTATCATCTCTAAAACTCATTTGGTTTGATCTGTTAAAATCAATACCTGTTTCTGTGTAATTAGGATTAGGAGGTGATATAGAACTATTAGGGTTTCCCGCTTCTCCCCTATCTTCTATTCCTCTAAAAGCAGTTTGTTTACTAGTGCTTAGAGTTAATTGACTTTTTGGTATGGGTTTTCTAGGTTTTGCCATTACATTCTTTCTATATAAGGTGAAATTGCTACTTTATCAGCTGGGATATAATATGTTGATACTAATATTGATACTACATTACCAAATTGATCTAAATCAGGATTTAATGGGTTTGGTGTTCCATCTGAATCATTGTTAGGATATTGTGGATTTTTACCTCCCCAATATTGGTTAGCAATTGTACTTTGTACTCCATAATACTTTTCTTCATATAAAACAATATCTCCTACTTGAGGAACAACATCAGCATCTACT